TCCCTGTTATAATCGCCACTAATATTAGCCCACTCTGTACCATATTTACGATTACCGAATGGTTCTGGTGTAATTTTGCACTTAACGCAGGTACCTGTTTTAGTCCAATGTTTCTGTATCCACCTGTGTTTAGAGTTGTAGTTAGCTTTATCGCCCTTCCAGGCATAGTTCTTATCTTTAGTTTTGCCAAGACCAGGCGATACCCATATACCATTCTTGTTACGAGATTCTATTGTCTTAGCCATCCTACTTTTACGCTGTTCTGGTGTTTCTTTAGCTATATTACGTCTAGCATTTTCAGCCATAGCCTGTCTCATACTGGTTGTGATACCATTTCTATAACATTCTACGCTACAAAACTTTGAGTTCTTTCTTCTATTCTTTGACCACTTGGTCTTTATGGCATAATGTGACCCACAATTTATACATTTTTTCTTCATAAAATATAATACTCCCTTTGATGTTATCTCTAGGAGTATTATATGATATGTGTATATCAGAAGTCAAACGCTATGTTAAGCTGTTGCTCCTGTTTTCACATTTATAATCCAATTACTGTTAAGCACTTTACATACGTAAGAACCAGCCCAAGCGATAGTTGAATATCTATCAGCAGGGTTGCTAGTGTCTTGCGAACCAGGTGTCTTAATGTACAGTTTTGGACTATCAGTTGCTAGGTCTAGTACACCGAATGACTCTTTACCGTGTATCAAGTTAGAGTACACAGTTACAGTAGAGGCAGTAGTGTGACCATTGTTTGTAAGTAAGAATCTTACTCCAAACAGTTCTCCAACTTCACCCTTATAGAGGTCTTTTACATCACTATAAGTTTTAGCGTTAACCCAAGTTGTATCACCAACTAGGTCGTACCAAGTGTAAGGTTGAATCTTACCAATGAAGAATCCGTCATCATATCGCATAGCAGAGTTACCTTCTAGGGTACGCACAGCTTTCTTGATTTCAGATACACTCATTGTGTTAGAAGCAGCTACAGCAGAGATAAGTGAGTTACCACCAGCTAGCTGAGCAGTTGAGCCAGTTACAAGTTCATCACGACATAGTGTGTCTAGTGATTCACCCATATTTTGACCGAATACTTCTATTTTTTCTTTGTTGTTTTTGTCGATTGAGGTTGTACTCAAGAATCGAGCAATTTTTGCTTGGCTACCACGTTCTGCAAGTGTAGCAGATACGGTAGAAGCAGTTAAATCTGTTTCTGTTGGGTTTGTACCTTCAGATAGAGCAGCAGTAGCAACAGCAAGTGGGGTGTAGCGAGTAAAGTTTACTACTTTACCTTCACCTACTGGTTGGCTTTTACGTTGTCCACCTTCTTCGTGGATTAGACGTTTCATAGCACGAGCTAAAAATACTCTTTCGTAATAAGTTGAAACTTCAGCAGAAAGCAGAGTGGTTGTCTGAGCAGCCATTTAATTTCTCCGTTTTCTAGATGCTAGTTGTTGAAACCTAGTTGTTCTTCCATTTCTCTTAATGAGAGTTCTTCAAAGTCCTTCTTGGGTTCTTTACCACTCGTAGCATCAGGTTTAATTGATGTTTCGGCAGCAGCTTTTGCGACAGAGGCAGAGGTTTCAGCACTTGAGTGAGCAGATTGACGTTCAACTATATCCATAACATCTTCGACTATATCTTTTAAACGAACATCTGGATTATTCTTACTTAACTTTTCGTACATACTAGCGACTTTAGAACTAATCTTACTGTCGTGGTTTGGACTATCTTCGTTCAGAATATCATACTTTCGTTCAATATAATCTACATCTCTTTCAAAGTTGTCTGCACGTTCTTTGAGTGCTTGTTCATACCTTATTTGCTGTATTTCAGCACTGGCAGCAGCTTTTGCTTGTCTTGCGACATCTTGACCGTACTGGTCTAAAGTGATTTCCTGGTCAAGTGGAACTTGAGGTGTATCTACGATTGGTTGCTGCATTGCACTTAATCTTCGTATTTCTTCCTCTTGTTCTCTATGTTTTTGTGACATTTTAGCAAATCTACGTTCTAGACGGTTTGAACGCTTCTTTACTGGTTCCTCCTCGGACTTTACTTCTTCTGTTTCTACAGCTACCTCGTCACTTGCAGTTGCAGATTCTTCAGTTGTAACTTCTTCAGATTCTGTTTGCTCTTGACTTGGGGTAGCCGAAGTAGTTTCTTCTACTTCTTGTGTTGGTTCTTCCATCACATACTCCCTATATTAAATGACTGCCCACGTTTGACTTATGTCAGGCTCTTGGCTACGCCCTGAAATAATATTTCTGATTTAGTTATAACGCATATGTTACTACTGTGTCAAGACAGCTTCTATAATAGGATTACCGTCTTCGTCAATACCTTTTAAGATGTTTCCAGGCTCTATATAAAATGAGTGTGGGAACGGACAACTGTCGCATTTAATCTCTGTACCTTGCTGTATCCAAGAGTGACCTTGCATACTAGCTTTGGCTTCAGCCCACTTCTTATCTAACTCCTCTTGGGAGATAGAAAACTCTATCTTGTCATCATTTTTTTTCACGTTTATTAATCTCGTTAGCTGTTTGAGTTACCAAGTTTAGAATACCTTGTAATTCATCAGCGACAAGATTAGAAACAATAAACTTCTGACCTATTTCTTCTAGGTTCATTTTAGAGGTATCTACACCAGACATCTTTTTATAGAACTCAACTTTTTCTTGCATCACTTTAACTATCTCTAGCCAGCCAGGATGATTAACTAGATTAGCTATTTGTTTGTCTTTGGTTTCTTCTTGTTTATCTACTTCAGTCTGTTGCGTGATACTGAACTCAAGTCCTTCTACTATTATGTCTGAACTCATACTCTCCTCCTTTAACTAAATAAATCTTGGGCTATTTGGGCTATTTCGGGGTCTTCTATTTGTATTTCTGGATTGATTCCTAACTTCTGTGGGATATAAGCCATCTGACCTACCTCTGGTCTAGCTTGAGCTGGTATAGTGTCTGGGTCTACTCCCATTGGAGCTGCCATACTCATCTGTTCAGGAGACTGTGGTTCAGCTATTGATGGAGCAGTTACATCTCCGCCTTGCCCACCTATCATTTGTTCTGGTGCAGCTGGGTTACCTTGAGCTTGCATTTGTGCCTCCATCATCTCTTCAGGACTCATTTGAGTAAGTATTTTATCATAGCCTTCTACACCTGATGTAGCAAAGATACGCTTCATATGCTCACCAATATCATACTTGGTTCCATTTTTAGCCAACTCTTGATTAAGACCAGGTATTTTAGATACTGCCACGAGTAGTGCTGTAAGAGCTTCTGATTGTTGGGCATCATCTTTTCTACTAGTTGAGTTAGCATCTATGTAATAACGATAGTTGCAATCTTTACCTAGAGCATCTGGCTTAATTGTAAGTTGTCCATATTCACCTGATTCAGATACTTTAAGTATCTCGGCTACATCTGGATATAGTTGGGCTATTTGTTCTACTTCTGCACCAAACAAGTCTAGCTTGATTGGTTTAGGTTGTTTTTTAGCTGTTAGATTGACGAATCCATCATACAGCTCCTCTACTGCTTGTTCCATCATAAACCTATCCCAGTTGTCTCTGGTGTTCTCACGAGCTTGGAGCATCTGTAGAGCTTGTGGAGTCTTGCCAAAGCCTGGGTCCGAGGTCGATTCTGAATTAGCAGCAGTATCGGTAGTTCCATTTTGATTAAGCATAGAACCTATTAAGAACGAATAAGTAGATTGGAAGGTAGAGAGACCCTGTGGAGAAGTATTGTAAGGTCGAATTGAGTTAGGCATATTTTCTAGCCATCTAGCACCTGGGCTGTAGCGTACACTTGAAGGCACGATTCCTTGGGGTTCATAATAGTTGGAGGGAATATACTCATCTTCACACCATCTAAATAGAGGTTTATCAGTGAGTCCATAGCATATTGAAGGGTTTTACCTCTTTCAAAGTCACCTAGTCCATAAATAGAATCAACTAGAGGGAAGCAGTATTTTAATACGATAGGTATTTTACCGTTCTTATGTGGATTAGGTATATCACGAATAACTTTATTATCGTAGTCAGGACAGAATGTTATCCACTTACCATCTTTACCAGCTTCGTAGCGAGTTACTATTTTAACTTGAGCAGCTTTACCTGTTTGAGTTTTAGGGTCTTGGTCACGGTCTTGTTCGACATAGCTTTCATCTCGTGACTCTTTTTTAGAAGTAGTACCGTCTTTAGCTTTTTTGATAATTTCTTTTAAGACTGATTTGTTCCAGTCACCAAGTTTAGAGTCTAGTTTGTCTTCTAGCCATCTTACCGACACCATACTTTCAACGTGGTTATAATCAGAGTCTTGAATAGACACTTTACCTCTTTGAGGAATCCAGTTACGAATAGGTATTAGCCAGCAGTCTGGTCCGACATACTCATCATCAATACGATAGTCATACATCATTGGCATAACTCCATAGACCATTGAGTATAAATCCCACATTCTTAACTTGGTAAGGTGAGTGAATTGT